GGCTCCTCGATCATGTCGACCTTATGGTCATCTCGATCACCGTCTCTGGCGGTGATTACAACTTGGCGGATCTAACCGCTAAAATCGTTATCTCTAGGATAATCAATGGTGAGCAGACACTGCTCATCGATAACTGGAAGAATTTCCAGAAAATCCTTCGGAAGACTCTTTCCGAATCTGACTTTCAGGTCGTGCCTGAAATACCTCGGGAGTTCCAGTTCCTGAGGAATCACCCGTTATTCGGGCCTCGTCCAGTTCCTTTAGATCTGGAGTATGCGCTTTCTCTTCAAGCGTTCTGCGAAACCCGCTCAACGGGAACCGCCACTACTGCGATCTGTGACCGCAGTCTTGTTCAATTCTATGAACACTCCACGACGCCCGGTCTGGCGCCAACTTATACTCCTTTGTTTGGGAGCTTGAATCTGGATACTTCCAGGATTCCTGTCCACATGAGCGTCTCATGTTCTGCGACCTTCGAGTCCTCTCGAAAGCTAAAGGGCCGTTTGGGCCACCAAATCCGTTCGATTGGTCGGATCTACCCCGTCTACGACTTAGACGGCCCCCGTCCTGGGGAATTCATCTCTCCTGAAGATGTTTATATTGACCCTACAAAGGGTCCGACAGAACTCATCTGGAGTTCTGGTAACGGTTTTCCAGTCCCGGAAATAAACCTTTTTGGACCGAAGTACGGTCTCTACCATTTTTCTCGTGCTGTTCACGAGCTTTTTGTGGAGAAGATTCCTCTCCAACACTCTCCCGTCGTTATTCCTGAGCGGGGAAAAGGACGCCTGGTCTTAACCAGTGTCGAATCAATGGGGACTTTTATGTCTCCAGCGGGGCAGATTCTCAATCATGCCTTACATTCCGAACCTATCTGTTCGGTCGGTCTCACTGGGACCGATGACGGCTACCGCTTCGTAGCCGAAATGCCTGTTGCAACGCCGCAACAATCTGTCCTCTTCATTATGCTGGACCTAACGAAGTCTACTGACTCCCCAAGACCAGAGGCAGCCTGCCTCTGGATTCGCCACGCTGAAAGCCGTGGCTTAATATCTCCTTGGTATTCCAAGGGCTTGCAGGACATTCTCCTGTCTAAGAGAACCGTAATAGTTCCGGAAAAGAAGGCTCGTAAGCTCGGCCTTCCGACTAAGTTTACCATGCTCCGTGGTATACCAATGGGTGACTTCACAACGAAGTCAGTCCTCACCGCTTGTGTTTCGGTGGTTGTAAAGGGGGTCGTCTCGGCCCTCCAGACTTCCCTCTTCGGGATGAAATTCGACCATTCCTTTGGTCGTTCGAAAGGTGACGACATTATTGTCGCCGCTTACTTCCCTCACCATAAGATGGAGAGGGCGCGCCGTTCTTGTGACGCCGCCTTGCAGTGGATCATCCGCTGTCTTTCCGACACCGGTTTCTTGGTGTCTCCTCTCGATTGTTACGTTTCGAGAATCGGTTTCTATTGTGAAACTGCTTTCCTCGCCCCTGGCGGTAAGGATAATATACACCCTGTTAAGGTTGTAGAAAAGACGAAGAAAGTTTCCTCTTCCCCCATCGTTGACCTTACAAAGGGTCGACTTGTTGTTCCTGCTCCACGTAGCAGGACTTTTGCCCCCCGTCAATTCGGG